AAACGTAGCAGCCTTGCCCTTGGCAAAACGTAGTCCGGACCGGTGCTTAGTGTCCTTGGCAAGCTTCCAGTCAGTCAGGACGAACCCAGCCATCTTGCGTAGGGTAGCACTATCCTTAGGGTTAGCTCCGCCAATCAATTCAGCCATAGGCGTCCAATTGTCAGACAATGTTTCCACACACTCCACGAACAACAGAACGTAATCACGGCCAACGTTCTTAGAACGAGAGTGGAGATTCTTCACACGCTTAGATAGATCAGACATAGCAATTTCCTTGTGTCAGATTAGGATGCACCGACATGATGCACCCGATACTAACACAAGCCACACGTCTCCACACACTAGACATAACTCTATCGGGGTTGGCCCCGCATATGCGCTTATGACGTGCGTCTTGCGTCGATATACTTTACCCGTGCAGATTTCCCACTGGGGTTATACTGTCGAGGGGCTAACAACCTTCAAGGGTTGTGTCACCATTTTGAGCCGTTAACACGGTCAGACATGGCCTAGGCGATGGTATCAGGCATAGGGAAAGCATGGCAATCACTATGCGAGACGGTATCACTTGTTAGGCAAAATTCGGAACCCCTAGGGGAACCAGTATAAAAAGCGTTTAAGGTTAAAACCTAGGGGAAGGACCCCGTCAGCACCAATTGAGTGCCGATAACTATTCCTACTCCGAGGCTTACCAGGTAGCAACCGAAAAAAACCCAGCCTTTTCAACCACTTAGACGTAACCCCTTGATTTCACACGACAAAAAAGATTCTCAATGATTTCAATCACTTAGCAAATTCACTCACTCCTTTTGGTTGAAAGCCTGATTTCCCCACAACCCTAAGGTGTATCAAGCCACAACCTATAGGCGAATCCCTAGGGCCTGATTCGCAACTTAAAGGCATTGTATTTCAACCCTAGGTTGTATGCGGAAGGGGTGATTCGCAATCCTAGGTTGTAGGCCTTCAACCCTAAGATGTGACGACAAGAACCACCACAACCCTAAGGTGTATCGAACCCCCCAGACTATATACTTATTATGGATACAACCTAAGCGTGTAAGGAACCCTAAGACACAACCTAGGGTAGTCCCGCCCAGGATTTACAACCTAAGGTTTAACTGCACCTTGAAACACAACCTAAGGGTGATCAAGATCCTGACACAACCTAAGGTTTATACCGCTTCCCCCCTTCAACCTAAGGTTGTGGACACGGATAGGTTGTATCTCTGGGTGTATATGTAACCCCTACTTGCACACCCCTAGGCTGTAATCAGTTAAGTTTTACACGCTAGGGTTGAAACCCCCTGATACAACCCTTGCTTGCAGTAAAGAAATTGACACAACCTAAGGCTGAGACCCCTTATTTGTAAGGCTTTGAGGGGGTAGGGGCATGGGCCATGGGGGGGATGTACGTTATATATATATACACTCTGCCAGCGGGGGTATTTTTAGTTACGGTATTAGCTAAAAGTGGTCTAGAACCCCAGTAATAGTGTTATATTATAACATTTAGGGTAATTTGGGTAGGTTTTACAAACCCCTATTTTAAGCCCGTAGGAGGGCCTCTAGTGTCTTTAGGCGGGGGTAGGTGCTTAAGGGCCTTAGAAGGGCTCCTGAGGGGCCTCTGAAAGGCTCTGAGAGCTATCTTAGACTAATAGGTAGGATGTAGGTGGGTGGTAACAACCAAAAGAGGGGGCTAAAGAGGGTTAAGCTAGCTTTTAGGGTGGCTAGGAGAGGAGGAAAGAAAGTTATAATTTATTTTTTCTCACCCCTTGACAAATAACTGGATTGCGGTATATAATACTTAAAGTATATACTTAAAGGTAGTACCTTAAAGGTTATACTTAAAGGTAGTACTTATAGGTTTACACCTTAAGGTCTTATTATTACTTAATATTATATAATTAGTAAGTAATATACTTTAAAGTATGTACAAAAAATCCCCAAAATACAAAGATTTCTTACTCAAAAAGGAGGAGAGAAGTTTCTGTCGTCCCTCTTGAGGTTTATACCTCAAAGAACCCACAAGATTAGGATAAATATCTTGACTTCAGTAACTCTTTACATATAACTACTATGCAAATATATTCTAGTGAAAACGTTATTGAAGAGTTCTATAAAGCTCTTGCAAGTGGAGACCCTAGCAGAATGCGTAGGGTACATATCCCAAGGTCTGATGTCTTTTATGTTCGTATAGCTTACTACGAATCTACAGGTAACTGGGAGACACTAGATAAAATTGAAAGATGTATGTACCTTGAAGGTATGTTATCTTCTTCAGATGTTTTCGAGCCAAAGAGAAAGAGAGACTGGGAAGATGTACCAACTGGGGGCGAAGAGCAATAAAAGACTTGAGGGGGTACACCCTGATCTCGTTGCTGTCGTAAGAAAAGCTATTGAGATTTCGGAACAAGACTTTACGGTTCTTGAGGGTCTTCGTAGTATTGAGCGACAGAAAGAACTTGTAGCCTCTGGTAAGAGCACTACGATGAACTCTCGTCACCTTACTGGCCATGCAGTTGATATTTCTCCTTGGCCTATTTCTTGGGATTGGGATTATTTTTATCCTATTGCGGAAGCAATGAAAGAAGCTGCAAAAGAGCTTAATGTAGATATCGAATGGGGTGGTGATTGGAAGAGATTCCCAGATGGTCCACACTTTCAACTTAGCTGGGGGAACTACCCGAAATGAGTCAAGATCCCCAATGGCACCTTAGCAAGAGCGTACCAATTACTTTTATTCTAGCTATCCTATTGCAAACTATTGCTCTTATTTGGTTTGTTGCAACTCTACGTAATGATGTAGATGCAAACCAAAGAGAGATTTTACGTATTGAGACACGTACAGACAGCCTGGAGAGTATTGTTCAGGATCAAGCTATTACCTTAGGGCGTATTGATGAGAACATAAAATCAATACGTATGATTCTAGATACTATGGCAAGAGTTAAGTGAAGACTTTTAAAAGAGAGGTGGCAGTAAGCCTTCTACTTTGGTTAGTCTACATCGTAGAGGTAAAAGATGTTCAGGTTATTGAAGTACTTGTTTGGCCCATCTTCTCGTTTGCTGCTGCTGCTTTTGGTTTTGACCAGTACGCTAAGTTGCAGCGCAAGTCCCCTCAGTCTTCTAACGGGGGGCGGACCGAACGTAGCAGCCAACGTACAGGCAGGGAAGACCAACAGCCAGACGATTGGTACGACAAGTAATAACGCCCCTACAGCCACCATTAGGCCAAATGCTAGGGTAGGTACCTTGGACCAGTCAGTTACCACCTCTAAGGTCAGTACAGACGCTCCTAGCACCATTGTAATCAATGAGGTACCTGTGTGGCTCATTCTACTCTTTGGAGTTATCTGTGGATTCTTAATCCCTTCTCCCGGAGAAATAATAAGAGGAATAGGAAATGCCTTCAAGCCCAGGATATAAACGGGACTACAAGCAAGAAGCTAAGTACCACGCAACTCCGGCACAAAAGAAAAAACGAGCTTCTCGTAATGCTGCACGTGCTGAGATGATGAAGGCGGGAAAAGTTCGTAAGGGTGACGGTAAGGATGTTGACCATAAAAACGGCAACCCAAAAGATAATAATAAGTCTAACCTAGCAGTCAAACCAAAGTCTGTGAATAGATCCTTCCCACGAAATAAGAAGGCGGGTAAGAAGTAATGGCTGAATCCAAAAAAGACCCCAGACTTGCAAGAGCTGGCGTAAGTGGTTTTAATAAGCCTAAGAGAACCCCAGATCACCCTAAGAAGTCTCATGTCGTTGTTGCTAAAGAAGGTGACAAGGTTAAGACAATTCGTTTTGGTGAGCAGGGTGCTTCTACAGCTGGAAAGCCTAAAGCTGGTGAGTCTGAGAAGATGAAAAAGAAACGTGCTAGTTTTAAAGCTAGACACGGTAAAAATATTTCTAAAGGCAAGATGTCAGCTGCCTACTGGGCCGACAAGGAAAAATGGTGATCAGATGATGAAAATGGGATTGATGATTGGTGAGGTACCTGAGGTATCTCCTAAGAATAAAAAACGTGCAGAAGAGTACTGGATGTATGGTGCTTCTGCAGCTGAGCTTGCTAAAGCTTGGGATAAACCTGTCTCTCTCGCTGAACTTAAAACATGTAGCAACTGTGAGTACTTTGACAACAGTGCACGAACACTTAAAGCTCTTGGTGGTGATGCAGATCAAGGTGCCTGTAAGAAGTTTAAGTTTATGTGTAGTCAGACTGCTTCCTGCCAAGGATGGGACTGTGATGATTTTTTTGAAATGGAAGATGAAGACTAATGCCTGTACACAAAGTAAGTGGTGGGTATAAGTGGGGTACTACCGGTAAGGTATATCCTACTAAAGCTCAAGCTGAAAAACAAGGTAAAGCTATTTATGCCAGCGGCTATGCTAAAGGTGGAAAACAGTTTGTAGCACAACCCAAAAAGATTGCAAAGAAAACCTCTAAATATAGGACTAAAAAATAATGGCTAAGTCAGAGTTCCAAAAAGCTTTTTCTGCTGCCCGTAAAGAAAAGGGTCCAGGAAAAACCTTTACCTTTAACGGCAGATCTTATACGACAAACTATGCAGAAGAGGCTGGTGAAAAAGCCCCTGCTAAAACTGAGACTCCAAAACGTGATATTGCCAAGGTTGCTGAGGCAGCTATTGATAAGGCATCACCAACACGCCCTAAAAGCCGCCCCACTGGTACACGTCCTCAGAGTCGCCCAACTGCTACAACTCCAGTAACTAAGAGTGCATCAGTACCAGAAGTAACTACAACTGAACTTGCGCCAACAGCAAACACTGTAAAGGGTTACACTTGGGAAGAGTACCTTAAAGGTAACAACTTGGGTAGACTTCGTGCAGGTGTTCCTATGAATATCCGTACTGAAGAAGACTTTTTAAAGCTCGCAAAAGAAGAAGCTTCAAAAAAGAAAACTGGTATGGCTAAGGGTGGTGTTGTGAGATCTCGTACTGGTCACACAGATCACCGTAAAAAAGGTTTGTTTAAGTAATGTTTGATGCACATAAAAAAGAACTTGAAAAGCTTGGCTATAAAGTGTATAGTAATAAAGTTACCGGTCAAAAAGGTGATGTTATTGCTACAATAAACCCTTATGGGACTGTTGAAAGCAAAGACCCAGCAATCCTTGATCTACTCAAAAAACCCGCCAAGGTTTCAAAAGTCACTACCAAACCAGTGATTAAAGAAGTAGAAGTTGAAGTTGTACGTGCTCGTACACACTCGGGTGAGCTTGTAGCTGATGATCCTTCCACACCAGAAGTTAATGAAGCTTGGGTAGCTAAAATTAAAAAGAAGGTTGTTAAAAAATAATGCTGACAAGTACTGGCAGACCGGCAAGACGTCAGAGTTTTGGCATCTCTTGTGAGACAGAAGATCAAAAAGAAACCTTGTATGTCTGTCCAGCTAACTGCAGGGCTGAAGTAGAAATGCTGTTTGTAGTTAATGCTAACGGTAATACAGATGTTAGTGGTTCTTGGTTTGATGCAAGTAAAAATGTTTCTTTTAGCCTTATTGGTGGTAAAAACTTAATCTCCGGTGAAACCATCCTTTTAACGGGTGCAACACTTGTACTAGAGCCAGGGGATGAAATTGATATCACCCCTTCTGGTAACTCAACTCCTAATATTGATGCTATGTGCACTGTTGTAGAAACGTTTATTCCTGTAGGGTAAGAATATGTCAAAAAATTTAAATGAAAAACAAACTAAGTTTCTAGACGTACTCTTCTCTGAGGCTAGTGGAGATTTTGTACGGGCTAAGAAATTAGCAGGTTACAGTGATAACACTTCAACAGCTGATATTGTTAGAAATCTAAGAGGAGAAATTGCCGAAAAGACACAAGAGTTTATCGGCGTTAGCTCTGCAAAAGCTGCATACACTATGTATGATGTACTTATTAATCCTACAGAGTTGGGTAATAAAGATCGTATGCTAGCAGCAAAAGACCTTCTTGACAGGGCAGGCTTTAAACCAAAAGAGCGTGTAGAGGTCTCTGCACCCAACCCACTCTTTATTTTACCAGCGAAAAGCGATGACTAATAAAAAACAAGAACTGTTTCGTATTCCAGCACCAGACAAGAATGATTCTCAATACAAGTTCTACCCAATAGTTCGAGTAGGCAGAATCATTCCTTTTGGGTATCGTCAAGATCCAGAAGATGAAGAGTTGTTGATCCCTGTAGAAGAAGAATTACTTCTATTAGAGTCAGCCAAAGAACACCTTAAAAACTACAGTTTAAGGGATGTCTCAGCTTGGTTGAGTACAAAGTCTGGAAGAAGTATCTCTCACGTAGGTTTGCAAAAGCGTATTAAAGCAGAGCAGTACAAGGCAAAAGAATACATCGACGCAAAGAGACTCGCAAAGAAGTTTCGTGATGCGTATCAAAAAGCTAGAAAACTTGAATCAAGCCGTTTGGGTTTGAGAGAACCGTTGAAAGAAGAGATAGATAATGAGCTCTACCTCATCCTCGATAAAACCGTCAAAGATTGATGTAGAGAAGGCTCAGAACATTGTCTTTCAACCTAACCCTGGGCCTCAGACAGACTTTCTATCTTCTTCAGAGCAAGAAGTTCTTTATGGTGGTGCAGCTGGTGGTGGTAAGTCTTTTGCTATGGTTGCTGACCCTATCCGATACGTAAACAACCCAAATGCAAATATGCTTCTTGTTCGTCGTAGTACCGAGGAACTCAGAGAACTTATCTCGGTTTCTAAAAAACTTTATCCCAAAGCAATTCCAGAAGCTAGATTCCTTGAACGTGACAGAACTTGGGTTTTCCCATCAGGTGCAACTCTCTGGATGTCTTACCTAGACCGTGACGATGACGTTACTCGTTATCAGGGTCAGGCATTTAACTGGATTGGTTTTGACGAACTTACGCAGTGGCAAAGCCCGTTTGCCTGGAACTACATGAGATCACGACTCCGTACTTCTAAAGATAGTGGACTTAAACTCTATCAACGAGCTACGACTAACCCTGGTGGTACTGGGCATATGTGGGTTAAAAAGACCTTCATTGACCCTTCACCACACAACACACCTTTCTGGGCTACTGAATACGAGTCTGGAGAAACTATTACTTGGCCCAAGGGTCATACGAGAGAGGGTGAGCCACTTTTTAAAAGACGCTTTATCCCTGCTACGCTATTTGATAACCCATACCTTTCTGAAGATGGTATGTACGAAGCTAACCTTCTTTCACTTCCTGAGCATCAGAGACGTCAACTTCTTGAGGGTGACTGGACAACAAACGAAGGTGCTGCATTTCCAGAGTTTACTTACAAAGATCACGTAATTGAGCCCTTTGACATACCAAGCAACTGGCCACGTTTTAGAGCTGCTGACTATGGTTATGGTTCTTATACTGGAGTTGTCTGGTTTGCTGTGAGCCCATCTGAACAGCTGATTGTCTATAGGGAACTCTATGTTTCAAAGATGACCGCTGTAGACCTTGCAGATACGATCAATGAAATTGAACGTGAAGCAGGGGATAAAATGCGTTACGGGGTTCTTGACTCTTCCCTCTGGCATAACAGAGGTGATACAGGACCAAGTCTTGCAGAACAAATGATTGTTCGTGGTTGCCGTTGGAGACCAGCGGATAGAAGCCGGGGATCTCGTGTAGCCGGTAAGAACGAACTACATAGACGTCTCCAGTTTGATGAGTTTACTGAAGAACCACGCCTTGTCTTTTTTAATACTTGCAGAAACCTAATTGCACAACTTCCCTCCCTACCTCTGGATAAAAATAACCCAGAAGATGTAGACACTAAATCTGAGGACCACTTGTATGACGCACTTCGTTACGGTGTTATGACAAGACCTCGCAGCAACTTATTTGATTTTGATTCCTCTGGCAGCAGATCTGGCTTTCAAATATCTGACCCTACTTTTGGATACTAAAAGGAAAAACTAATGGATGAATTTGAGGACATGATGGACTCTGAGCTTTCTCAAGCTTTGGATGATGTATCAGAAGACGCAACTTTTGATAAGGACTCAGGTTCTGTAGAAAGCTTTGTTCAGCACAAATTTAAAAAGGCTAAAGACTCTCGGCTGGTTGATGAGGAGCGCTGGATCAAGGCATACCGCAATTACCGTGGTATCTATGGTCCAGATGTACAGTTTACTAGCACAGAAAAGTCTAAGGTTTTTGTTAAGGTGACAAAGACAAAGGTTCTGGCTGCTTATGGCCAAATTATTGATGTCTTGTTTGGTGCCAACAGGTTCCCAATCACCATTGACCCAACAATTCTTCCAGAAGGTATTGCAGATAGCGTATCTCTTGAGACTAACCCTGAGCTAGCTACTGCAAATAGCGGTGGCAACACTCAGTTGCTTCCAGGTGAAACAGCGGTTGACCTAAAGCGGCGTCTTGGTGGTATGGCAAAGAAGCTTGAGCCAGTAGCTAATCGTTTGGTTGAGGGCCCAGCGCAATCTCCAACACAAGTGACATTCCATCCAGCACAAGTTGCAGCTAAAAAGATGGAGAAGAAAATCCACGACCAACTAGAGGAATCTAACGCTCGTAAACAATTGCGTACTGCAGCTTTTGAGTGTGCCTTGTTTGGTACTGGCGTTATGAAGGGTCCATTCGCAGTAGATAAAGAATATCCCAACTGGGATGAAGAAGGTACGTATGAGCCAGTAGTTAAAACTGTCCCAAAAACTTCTTCTGTTTCTATTTGGAACTTTTATCCAGACCCAGATGCTGCAAACATGGATGACTCTGAGTTTGTTATTGAGCGTCACAAGCTTTCCCGTAGCCAGATGAGAAGCTTGAAGCGTAGACCCTACTTCCGTTCAAATGCAATTGACACTGCTATTAGTTATGGTGAGAACTATAATAAAGAGTGGTGGGAACAAGTCATGGAAGATGGCGAGAACGGTGACCAAGCAGAGCGTTTTGAAGTCTTGGAGTTCTGGGGCTATGTTGATATGGAGCTCCTAGAAGATCACGATATTAAAATCCCAAAAGATATGAAAGATCTGGAGCAGGTTAGTGTAAATATCTGGGTTTGTAACGGTCAAGTTCTTCGCCTTGTGCTTAACCCCTTCACACCCTCTTACTTGCCATACTACGCAGTCCCTTATGAAGTGAATCCTTATAGCTTCTTTGGTATTGGTCTTGCAGAAAACATGGAAGACACTCAGACACTCATGAACGGGTTTATGCGTATGGCTGTTGATAACGCTGCTCTTTCAGGTAACTTGATTATTGAAGTTGATGAAACTAACCTAGTCCCCGGTCAAGACCTTAGCATGTATCCGGGTAAAGTATTTCGTCGTCAAGGTGGTGCCCCAGGTCAAGCTATCTTTGGTACAAAGTTCCCAAATGTTGCGAACGAAAACATGCAGCTATTTGATAAGGCACGAGTTCTTGCAGATGAATCTACAGGGTTTCCTTCCTTCGCACACGGTCAAACAGGTGTATCTGGTGTAGGTCGGACTGCCTCGGGTATCTCTATGCTTATGAGCGCTGCTAACGGTTCTATCCGTTCTGTGGTCAAGAACATTGATGACTATCTTCTTTCCCCACTTGGCAAAGCTTTCTTCCACTTCAATATGCAGTTTGACTTTGACTCTGAGATTGTAGGTGACTTAGAGGTTAAAGCTCAGGGTACAGAATCCTTGATGGCTAACGAAGTCCGTAGTCAACGTCTTATGCAATTCCTTGGTGTTGTACAAAACCCTGCACTTGCTCCCTTTGCTCGTACAGATTATATCATCCGTGAGATTGCAAAGTCTATGGATCTTGACCCTGATAAGGTTGTCAACTCCATGTCAGATGCTGCGATTCAAGCGGAGATCTTGAAGAAATTTCAGCAACAAAATCCACCAGCTGAAGTTGTTCAAGGTACAGTAGCTGGTACACCAGGCCCACAGGGCCCTCCAGCAGGCGCACAGGCGCAAGACACCTCTGGGGCAGGTGGGGGTACCATAGGCACTGGTATGGCCCCTCAGCCAGGAGAACAGGGCTTCTCAGGTAACACTGGTGGAGAGGCTGCATGAACTTAAAGCCACTCGTAAATGATAAGGTCCTCTGGAAAGATTTTCTGGAGGAGCTTGAGGGCAGGATTGCTGCAGCTCACAAAGCTCTTGAGCAAGTAACTGAGACGCCAGATATATACAGGCTTCAAGGGGAGATTACAGCCCTTAAACGACTAAGAATGCTAAGGGAAAAAGTTAATACGACTAAGTTGGAGACATTCTGATGGCAGCTGACAAAACTTTAGACACTGCAGATGACCAAATGACCAGTATGCTAGGCGCTACTGAAGAAGAATGGTCAAACTACACAGATAAACTTGTAGCTGAGTCTGAACCTCTGCCAGAAGTTAGCTTTAAAGATGTAGCCACTTTTGTTGCCGAAATGACCCCTGTTATCGGGGATGCTATGGCGGCTAAAGATGTTTATGAAGAGCTTAAAAAAGAAGAGCCTAACTACTACTTAGTTGGCGCTCTCGGTGGCGCTACTCTTGTAGGTCTTATCCCTGGTCTCGGAGATGCTGCAGCTTCTGCGATTAAAAAAGGTGCTAAAGAGCTTTTTAATAAGGGTAAGAAGGTTTTAGGCAATGCACCTTCTCCCAATGAGATTCCTACAAGTATCACACGAGATGCCCCAAGAGATGTGTCATCGGAAGATTTGTGGGCAGGTTCAGTTTGGGCTGACGAAGTAAGCCTTACCCCAGAAGAAGGTTTGGCGGATCTGAAAAAGGACTACTTAGGCAATCTTGACTACCCTTCTCTGCGGGAAGCGTCTGCTGATAAGTTAAAAGTTTTGGAGGGTTTTCCTGAGGATGTTCTACTTGAGGTTGCAAGAGATCTGCCGCACTATAAAGACCCTAATTACAAAGACTATATACAAACAAAAATAATGGACCCAGCACGGGCTATGGGTGTTTCATCTAGTAGCACACATGACCTTATAATGGACTTAAGTTCTTACTTCCCAGAAAAAGCAGATCCAAACCTTGCCACGTTAACTACCAGACCACTACCATACAAAGACGAGATTGGTAGGCCATCTTTCTCTCGGCCTAGGACAGAGGCAGACCAAAGAGCGGAAGATTTAGGTTTTTTAGATACTGTCTACCACACTTCCAAATCCCCTGACGACTTTACAGAGTTTGACCCTTCTTATACTGATCCTGAGGGGGGTACCAAGCTTACTCAAGATATATTAGGTGTACACGTTGGTACTCCTCGT